CGACAGGACGAATTCGCCAACAAGGTCCGGCATACCCTCAAGCGCTTTGAGATTGGCCGCATCAAAGGCATCGAGACGCTTGAGGCTGCCGTTGCGGCTTACCAGGCGAAGCCACATACCGAACCGGAAGCGCCGCGCCCTGTAAGGAACGATGATGGTGAAATCGAGTTGGAAGAAGATGGCATCCGGGATCTTCCGACCATCGATTACGACGACATCAAGCCGACAGGCAATGTCCACACGCTGGTCCACAAGCTGATCGGCCCAAGCGCCATCTCCATGCTTGTCGCGCCTGGCGGCGCATACAAATCATTCCTCGCTCTGGATATCGCCCTTGCCGTCGCTCAGGGGAAGCCGTGGAGGGGCAGAAAGACCACGCAGGGCATCGTCATCTACGTTGCCGCCGAAGGCGCCCACGGCATGCGCCAGCGCGTCCAGGCCTACCGCATAGACAGGAAGACGGGAACCGGTATCCCATTCGTGCTGGCGCCGGCATCGCTCAACCTGACGAAGGGCGAAGGAGACGCCCGCGCTCTGCTGAAGATCTGCAAAGCGGCAGAAAAGCGCTTCGGCTTGCCGGTTGTCATGATCGTAGTCGACACGCTTCACCGAAACTATGGCGGCGCGGATGAAAACGATGCATCGGCAGCCGGCGCGTTCATGCAGAACCTAGACCTCGTGCGTGAGGCCACAGGCGCCCACATCATGGTCGTTCACCACACCGGCAAAGAAGCAGAGAAGGGCGCCCGCGGATCCTCCTCACTCAAGTTCGCGATTGACACTGAAATCGTCCTTGCCAAAGGCGAGATGGAAGGCGCCGCGCAGGTGACCCGCCAGAAGGACGGTGCCGAAGGAGAGATCTTCCCCTTCAAAATGCGCGTTATCGATCTGGGCGAGGACGAGGAAGGCGCCCCTATCAATTCCCTCGTCATCGACCACACCGAAAGCAACAGCCTCATACCGGCGCAGCGGCACGCTCTAAACACGAAACAGAAACTCGCCATGGACGCGCTCAACAACCACTTCGCAGCGCCTGGCGCCGAGAGAACCATCAGCCTCGATATGTTCCGGATCATCATGCTCAAGCGCGGCGTGATTGAGGACGCAGATCACCGGTCGGTCCTGTCCCGGCTTCGCCAAAGCCTCGAACGCATGAACCTGATCTACTGCGAGAACAAGCAGGTCGGTCTCTTTCTGGCGCCGTCACGCGGCGTCTTTTCGATGTTTGGAGGCGGGGAAGACGCATGATTGGGGCCTTCCAAATAAGGCAATCTTGCCACAATTGCCTGTGGATAACTAGCGCATTCGACCCTCAAAAAACAGGCTGCGTCGCATACCCAAATGCGACGGCGACGCAACATGCGACGCAATGCGACGCAATTGAAAACATTGAACTTTTTATGCGACGCAACATGCGACGCAATGCGACGCGGCGTACCGTAGCGTTGTTGCAGGGTTCTAAGACCTGCAACGATGCGACGCCCTGGAATTCAAGGCAGCAACAGAGAAAGGAAACACGGAGATGAAAATTCAAAAAACTATGTGGTCTGATATCTGCAACGGATATGAACCAAAATTTGCTGAAGCCGTTTTTTATCGCGATCAGGCATATCGGTTTTTTCAGAGTGCGGTGTCAAAAGACGCTAATGGCGTATTTCCCAAAATCAGGGTTTGGACATCATTTTGTCAAAAATGCTCAAAGTTTTTTGAAACTACATCGCCTCATATTCCTACATCAAAGCCAGCCAGATGCTGCAAAGGCTGTTTTAGACAAAAAAGGTATAGATCATGACCATCCAATCCGACGTGAAAGAGGCCACCGACACGCTTGATCGCCGGTGGGGTGTTGGCGAAGCCATGGGCCTCATTGACGACGCGCTGGCGGTGAAGGTGCGCCGTCAGACCGAGAAGTGGACCACGGCCAACCTGGCAGGCGACCCGGCTCAGATCGAAGCGCATGGTCAGGCGATGCTCAAAGCCATCGCCGCGGTCGACCGTGCCTGCGTCGCGACGTATGGCGAGCCCAGCGAGGCGCCAGACGAAAGTCCACAGGTCGCCGTCGTCAGGCTGCGCGATGACACGGTGATCCACATCGTCACCGATGGCATGGAGGCCGATCGTCTAGCCAGGACAGGCGCGCTGGCTTTTACCTTCGAGGAACTGGCGTTCTGCGCCTCAGCCGCTCCAGGCTGGCCGGCGCTGGTGGAAACCAAGAGACTATTTGGGAGTCTAGGCAATGCCGTTGTTCGAGCGCGGGCCGACCGGAAGTTCTTCGAAAACGGCGGAGACGAAATCCCCTTCTGATCTCGCCTGGGCCGTTTGGGCGGAATATGACGGAAACATCAGCATCGAAACCGCCCAGCGCATCGCAGATAGGCTGCAGGCGATCTGGAAACGAGACGAGGAAGCCAATGATCATCACGATTGAAATCCCAGGCGCTCCGACAGGCAAGGGCCGAGCACGTTCGACCAGCAACGGTCATCATTATACCCCCGCGAAGACCCGAGCTGCAGAAGGTTACATTCAGCACCTCGCAGCCATCGCTATGCAGGGGCTCCCCCGCTTCGAAGAGCCGGTCAGCATGTCGATCGACATTGCCATAGCCCCGGTGAAGAGCATGCCGAAGCGCCAGCGTGATGAAGCGCTGTGTGGCCGCATCAGGCCGGCGAAGAAGCCAGACTGCGACAACATCGTGAAGTTGATCAGCGATGCTCTGAACACCATCGTCTGGCGCGACGATGCCCAGGTGGTGGATTTGGTTGTGCGCAAACGATATGACTTGAACGAACGGACAACGGTCATCGTGTCGCTTGCTGGAGCATCATAGCCGAAAACTTGCGCCCCGCTGCTCGCCACGCTACAATCGATGTGAAATGAGTTGCGCGCGTTTGTTTGCAATTTCAAGGAAATCCACACCATGCCGAGTGGCGGCAAGCGCGCAGGGGCTGGCAGGCCGAAGGGTGTCGTCAATCGAGTGACGGCAGAAAAGCGTGCGACGATCGAAGAGATTGCCAGGCGGTATACCGACGAGGCGATTGCTGTTTTGGTTGATGTCGCGAAGAATGGCGCTAGCGACAGTGCCAGAGTGGGTGCGGCGACTGCGCTCCTAGATCGAGGCTATGGCAGGCCGCACCAGCACATGGACCTGCATGCCACGATTGGCCATGAAGACGCTTTGGCCGATCTCGAATGACAGCCACAACGATGACCGCCAATGAGTTGGCAATACGGCAGCGTTTGAAGGACGACTTTGCGCACTATGCTGCGAAGTGCCTAAAGATCAGAACCAAGGGCGGCACGGTCGCCCCGCTGATTTTGAATGAGCCGCAGAGATATTTGCACAATAGATTGGAAGAGCAGCGGCGCAAGACTGGCCGAGTTCGTGCGATTATTCTTAAGGGGCGCCAGCAAGGCTGTAGCACTTATGTCGGCGCCCGGTATTATTGGCAAACTACTCACAGAAAGGGCTGCCGAACGTTCATCCTGACGCACGAGCAGGATGCCACAGACAACCTGTTCGAGATGGTGACGCGGTATCACGAGCATACGCCTGACCTGGTCAAGCCAGTCACAAGTGCCGCCAACGCCAAGGAGCTGACGTTCAGCAAACTGGATAGCGGCTATCGCGTCGGCACGGCTGGTACCAAGGGCGTTGGCCGCTCGCAGACGCTACAGCGATTCCATGGCAGCGAGGCGGCATTCTGGCCCTTCGCTGATACGCATGCCGCTGGTGTGCTGCAGGCGGTGCCCGATATGCCTGATACCGAAGTGATCTTGGAGAGCACGGCCAACGGCGTTGGCGGGTTCTTTCACGAGCAGTGGCAGAAGGCGGAAGCTGGGCAGTCCGAGTATCAGGCGATCTTCATCCCATGGTTCTGGACGCCGGAGTATCGGCGTGATCCGGGTGACGACTTCGCGCTTGATGACGATGAGGTTGCTTATGCCGACGCTTATCGCTTGGATGACGCGCAGATGGCCTGGCGCCGTGCGAAGATCATTGAGCTGAAGGATGCGTGGCTGTTCATGCAGGAATACCCTGCGACGGCTGCGGAGGCGTTCCAGGTCTCAGGGCATGATGCCTACATCAAGGCATCGCTTGTGCTGCAAGCGCGCAAGGCAAGCGTCGTGCCGCATGGCCCATTGATCGTCGGGGTAGACCCTGCGCGCTTCGGCGATGACCGCACGTCGATTGCATGGCGCCGAGGCCGTCGCATTCTCAAGATCGAAAGCTTCAACAAGCTGGACACGATGGAAGTCGCCGGGCGCGTCATGAAGCTGATCCGAGAGGATCGCCCAACACGAGTGTTTGTTGACGTTGGCGGTCTCGGCGCTGGCGTGGTCGACCGGCTGCATGAGATGGGTTACGAGGACATCGTTGACGGCGTGAACTTTGGCTCAGGCGCGCTCGATGCCGCTCGATACAGCAACCGCCGCGCCGAGATGTGGGGCGAGATGCGCGAGTGGCTAGATGACCCAGCTGGCGTGCAAATCCCGGATGACGATGTGTTGCAGGCTGACTTGACCGGGCCGGCTTATAGCTACGACAGCAATAGTCGTCTCAAGCTAGAGCGCAAAGAAGACATGAGAAAGCGCGGCGTGCGCAGCCCAGATGAAGGCGACGCTGCAGCACTCACTTTCGCTGAACCAGTTAGTAGTTGGGCGGATGATGAGGATGATGTATACAATGACCGTTCTAATCAACGTGATCAGTTGACGGGGTATTGAGCTGTGGCCAAAAAGCGCAAGATCACGACGAAGACTCGCAAGGCCCCTGCTGCTCCGGCACCTCACCCGGTGCCGTATAAATGAGCGCGAAAAATATTATTCTGTTGAGCGGTGTAACGCTAGCGACGGCACCGGTGGCAAACGTTGTTGAGCAGCTTGAATCCGCTTTGGCCTTGGCGCGTTCTGGCAATATCAGGGCTATAGCAATAGCCGGGATTTATAATGATAACTGCATTCACCAGAGCTGGCATGCCGAGGCCGGCGAGAACCCGACTAGATTGATTGGGGCCATCGCCAGGATGCAGTGGTCTTTGATTCAGCAAGCTGAGACTAATTAATGACCGATCTGTCAATGCAGCAGGGTGACCAACAGGCGTCCACGACTGGCATGCCTACGCAGCTTGCGGCAGAGGGCCTGACGCCGCAGGCGATGATTGAGATGGTGAACATCGCCGATCATCTGCCGAAGGAAGTCGTCAGCCAGATTGGCCGGCGCGTTTCACGCGAATTCGACATCGATAAGGGCAGCCGGTCGGATTGGGAGCGTCGGATGACCGACGCAACCGACATGGCTATGCAGGTTGCTGAAGCGAAGACGTTCCCGTGGCCAGGCGCCGCGAATGTCAAGTATCCGCTGATGACGACGGCAGCGATCCAGTTCAATGCGCGCGCTTACCCGGCCATCGTCAATGGCCGTGATGTCGTCCAGGCGCAGGTGAACGGCAAAGACCCGACCGGCGACAAGCGCTCCAGGGCCGAGCGCGTCGGCGAACACATGAGCTACCAGCTCACAACCGAGATGGTCGAGTGGGAAGAAGATACCGACCGTCTGTTGGTGATGCTCCCGGTCGTTGGATGCCTGCACCGCAAGACATGGTTCGACCCGAACGCCGGGCGCAACATGTCGGTGCTGGTCAATCCGATGGACTTTGTAGTCCATTACAAGACCAAGGCGCTTGAGACCGCGCCGCGGCAGACGCAGATTTTCGAGCTATACCCGCACGAGATCATCGAACGTATGCGCTCTGGTCTATGGCGCGATGTCGAACTCGGCTTGCCGCAACAGGCTGATGGCGACACTGAGGCGCCGCACGTCTTCCTGGAGCAGCACCGGCGTGAAGACCTGGATGATGATGGCTACCCCGAGCCGTGCATTGTCACGATCCACCGTGATACCCAGCAGGTCATGCGCATTGCTGCAAGGTTTGATCTGGACAGCGTGAAGCGTGCGCCGGACGGCCGTGTCATCAAGATTGATGCCGTGCAGTCTTTCACAAAGTACGGCTTCATCCCGTCGCCCGATGGCGGCTACTACGATGTTGGTTTCGGGCTGCTGCTCACGCCCATCAACAAGATGGTCGACACGGTTCTGAACCAGCTTATTGACGCCGGCACATTGGCCAACGCCGGCGGTGGCTGGATGGGCAAGAGCGCGCGCCCCAAGGGCGGGCCGCTGCAGGTGCAGCCCGGTCGTTGGCAGCCGGTCGACGTGAATGGCGAGGACCTTAGCAAGGCCATCGTGCCATATCCAAACCGCGAGCCGTCTGCTGTGCTGTTTCAGCTCCTCGGCATGCTGGTAGAGGCTGGCAAGGAGATCAGCGCCGTCAAGGACGTACTGACAGGCGAAGCGCCACAGGGCGCGAATACGCCGGCCGCCACGACGCTCGCATTGATCGAGCAGGGTCTGAAAGTCTTTACGGCCATCTTCAAGCGCATCTTCCGGTCGCTGAAGCAGGAGCTGGCCAAACTGTACCGGTTGAACCGGCTCTATCTGCCGCCGAATGCCGAGTACATGGTGCTGGATGACCCGAAGGCGATCAGCCAGAAGGATTATGCGGCCAGCGATCTGGACATTACGCCTGTCAGCGACCCGAGCATGGTTACTGACATGCAGCGGTTGGGCCGGGCTCAGTTCCTCATGCAGTTTGTTGGCAATCCGATGTTCGACCAGGCGGCCATCATCGAACGGCTGCTGGAGGCTGCATCGATCGATAGTATCGATGATCTGATGGCCAAGGAGCCGCCGCCACCGTCTCCTGAGGCGATGCTGGCGCAGGCGAAGATTCAGGCCGAGCAAGGGCGGCTCCAGATCGAACAGAGCAAGGTTCAGATCCAGGGGGCGGAGGCTAAGGCCAGTATCCTTAACCTGCTGTCCAATGTCGTATTGAATCTGGCGAATGCGGAGACAGCTGAAGCCAAGGTGCAGATCCAAAGCACGATGGCGCAGATGGAAATGCTCGCCATGCAGGTAGGGATGTTCTCGAATGATGGACAAGGAAACGTTCCTGGCATGGCGCAGGGACCCGCGAACGGTGGAGGTGCTCCAGCACCTGGAGGGCCGCCGCCAGGCGCTAATGGAACGATGGGCGCAGGGCCAATTCCTGGAGCCGGCCAGCCGGTCCCAGGTCAATTCGGGATGGTGCCAGGCGCTCCGGGCGGTCCTGGACCTGGACCACAGTGATATCAGCAACGCAGAAGGCGCGGACGAGTGAAGAACATCGACCCAGGCAAGATCAAACCGACCGAGTACCGCGTTCTGGTGCGGCTCGACCCGGTTGAGGAAAAGACGGCCGGCGGCGTGATTCTGGCAAAGGACACGCGTGATCGGAAGCAGATGGCGCAGATCGTCGGTGAGTTGATCGCAGTCGGCGGCAATGCTTTTGAAGGCTGGCATGACCCGATCCCGCAGATCGGTGACCGCGTGTTGATCGCGAAGTATTCTGGCGATCGTCCTCCGCTGGATGAAACAGAGACGTATGCCGTGTGCAACGACAAGGATGTTGTTGCGGTCATTAGTTAAAAAGGACATCAGGCAATGTGCGACGATTATTATGCGACCCCTGGAGACGTGATGTGACCGATATCACTCAGCGGCCCAATTCGGGCACAGCCATTCCTGGCGAGGCCGCCCCGAATGTGGATGTCGAAGTTCGTGCCAAGCGCATGGGCTGGACGCCGAAGGACGATTTCCGCGGAAATCCTGAAAAGTGGGTCGACGCTGATGCGTTCGTCGCTCGCGCCGATGAGGAATTGCCTCTCAACCGAGCTGAGATTCGCAGGCTGCATCAGACCATCACGAATATGGGCCAGCAGCTTGCGCAGATGCAGGGCAGCCAGGGTCGGATTGCTTCTGCGGCCTATCAGCGTGCGGTGGAAGACCTGGAGCGTCAGAAGCTGCAGGCAGTCGCTGTTGGCGACACACAGTCATATCAGGCGCTGAACCAGCAGGTCGCCCTCGTCCAGCAGGAATATGCCCCGCTGATCCAGCCGCAGCAGCGCAATCAGGTCCCCACAGAAGTGATGGACTGGGTGACGGAAAACCCGTGGTTCGATCATGACCCGGAACTGCGCCACATGGCGACGGCCATGGAAGTGATTGAAAGCCAGAAGACCCCCAACGTCGCGCCGCGCGTGGTGCTGGAGCGGGTTAAGGCTGAGATCCAACGGCGATACCCGGAGAAGTTCTCGAACGGCGCTAGAAGCGCCCCGGCGTCGGTTGAGGGCGTGCCTGATGCCCGAGGCGGCAAGCGCGGTGGCAAGATGACGTTCGCCGACCTGGACTCCGAAGCCAAGGCCGCTTGCGACAAGTTCGTGAAGCAGGGCGTCTTTAAGACGCGCGATGACTACGTGAAGTCTTATGCAGAGGAATACGGCAATGGCTGATGCCACCACTGAAGTTCGGCGCGGTCCTGGCCGTCCTCCGCGTGATCTGGAGAAGTCTCGCGAGCCAGATGGGCGCCGTAAGCGCGTACCACTTGGCGCACCGCAGAATAAAATGGCGGCAAGCCAGCGTTCGGGTTATAGTCGTCGCTGGATAAATGACGAGGCTGGCCGACTTCAGGAAGCAGAAGAAGGCGGTTACCAGTTCGTCAAGGAAGGCGACGCCAACTCTACCGACACGGGCACCAGGAAATCGCTCACTGTCGGAAAGCACGAAGACGGTACGCCACTTCGCGCTTATCTCATGGAAATCCCGTTGGAGTTCTATGAGGAAGACCAGGTCGCAAAGCAGCAGGAAATAGACGCGACTGACGAAGCAATCAGGACCGGCAGCGTGGCCGGTCAAAACGGAGCCGATGGACGTTACATCCCGTCACAAGGTATCAGCTACAAGACAGGACGAAACGGTCGCTCCGCTCCCAAGTCCATTCAACCCAATGACGGAGATCACTGATGGCGAACGTTAACGCCGCCAAGGGGTTTTCGCCGGTCCGGTTCTCGAATGGTCGTCCGTACAATGGGGCGGGTAACTCGTATTTCGTTCCCGCCACTGATGCGACGGCGCTGTTCATCGGGGATCCCGTAATCCTCGCCGGTTCTGCGGATGCCAAAGGCGTCCCGACCATCACCCGCGCGACCGCGGCTGGTGGCAACTATGTCAGCGGTGTTGTGATCGGCTTCTTGCCTGATCCGACCAACCTGACCCTCACGTATCGCCCGGCGTCTACCGCTCGGTACGCGATCGTGGAAGACGACCCCAGCGTGCAGTACGAGATTCAGGAAGACAGCGTCGGCGGCGCTCTTGCTGCGACCAATGTCGGCCAGAACATCGACTTCATCGCGGGCTCTGGCAGCACGTCGACCGGGCTGTCTGGCTTCATGATCGACAGTTCGACTGCAGCGACGACGAATACGCTGCAGTGCCGGCTTGAAGCTCTCGTCAACCGCGAGGACAACGACATCGGCACGAACGCGAAGTGGCTGGTCAGGTTCAACCTGTCCCAGCAGAACAACACCACTGGCATCTAAGGAGGGCTTAGCAAATGGCTGGCGTCATTACGACCGGCAATCATCCGAAAGCCCTCTGGCCCGGCATCAAGCAGTGGTGGGGGCGGCAGTACGATGAGCATGCCGTTGAATACACGGATCTGTTCGACGACGATACGTCCGACAAGTCCTACGAAGAGGATGTGCAGGTCACCGGCTTTGGGCTCGCGCCCGTCAAGCCGCAGGGCACTGCTGTCCAGTACGATTCCGAGACTCAGGGCTACGTGTCGCGGTACACGCACGTTGCCTACGCTCTCGGCTACATCGTCACGTGGGAAGAGTTGCGGGACAACCTCTATGAGGTCGTTTCGAAGCGCCGGGCTCAGGCTCTCGCGTTCTCGATGCGGCAGACGAAGGAGAATGTCGGCGCCAACGTCTACAACCGGGCGTTCAACAACGCCTATCTGGGCGGCGACGGCGTGGAGCTGGTCAGCAACGCGCATCCGACCCTTTCCGGCAATCAGTCCAACATCCTCGCGGTGGCGGCTGACCTGTCGGAACTGTCGCTGGAAACAGCGATCATCCAGGTCATGGGCATGACCAACGACCGCGGGCTTAAGATCAGTCTGATGCCGCGTTCGCTGCATGTTCACCGGAACGAGTGGTTCAATGCCAACCGCATCCTGAAGTCGGCTCTTCAGAACGACACTGCGAACAACGCGGTGAACGTCCTGAAGGCGACCAATGCGCTGCCGGACGGTATCAAGATGAACCACTACTTCACCGACCCGGATGCATGGTTCCTGCGCACCAACGTGCCGCGCGGCCTGGTCCACTACGATCGTGACCCTGTGACCTTCGAGCAGGACAACGATTTCGACACCAAGAATGCCAAGGCGCTCTGCTACGAGCGCTACAGCATGGGGTGGACCGATTGGCGCGGCGTCGTAGGCAGCCCCGGCGCCTGATAACGAGGGCGCTCCTTCGGGGGCGCCCCTTCTCTTTGGAGCATGAACCATGTGGAAACCCACTGTTTTCCCGAATGGGATCATCGCCGGGGGCGTGTCTGTAGGCGATCTGAATGGCACGGGCGCTCCGGTCATTTCCGGCGCTACGGCGAGCGGTCCGGTTGCGAGCGATAGCCTGCAGGTTGGCACGACCAACGGCACGCCGCTGACGCAGGTCCGCGTCTATTCGCAGGCCCTGACGCCGGTAGCGGTTGCGCTGAGCACGACTGCGGAGCAGACGTTCACGGTGACGGGCCTGACCACGGCTGACAAGGTGTTCGTCAACTGGGCGGCCAACACTGCTGGTATCGGCATCGTCGGCATGCGCGTGTCGGCGGCCAACACGCTGGCAATCACCTATGTCAACGCCACTGTTGGCGCGCTGACCCCGGCGGCCGGCACGTATCAGATCGTCGCATTCCGGAGCTGATGCCATGGCCGACGCTGTCACGTCTCAGATTGTTCAGGACGGCCAGCGCCAGGCCGTGTGCAAGTTCACCAACGTTTCGGACGGCACCGGTGAGGCTGCCGTCGTCAAGGTGCATGTGGCATCTCTTGTTCAGGGACTGAACGGCGACCCTTGCACGGGCGTGTCGATCGAGCAGATTTGGTATAATTGTGATGGCATGTCGGTGAGCATTCTGTGGGATGCGACGACCGATATCCCGGCAGCGATCATTACCGGATATGGCCACCACAACTTCACCTGTTTCGAGGGCCTGACCAACAACGCCGGCGCGGGCAAGACGGGCGATATCCTGTTCACCACGAATGGCGCCACGTCCGGCGACAGCTATACGATCGTCCTGAAACTGTTGAAGAATTACGGTTGATGGCATGTCGAACGCAAGATCCCCTGCACTAGACGGATCTCCAGGTTGGATTCCTGGGGACAGTTGGTGTATCTGCGACCGCAGCGGCCTCAAGGTCCGCATGTCGCAGACGCGCAAGGAGTGGTCAGGCCTTCGCGTTTGGGTTGGTGTCTATGAACCGCGCCAGCCACAGGACTACGTCCGAGGCCGCAAGGATGACATGCGCGTTCCTGATGCCAGGCCCCGCCAGCCTGATGTGTTCCTGACCACGAATGAAGTTCAGCCCGAGGATCTGTGATGGCAACCAGCGGCACGGCTGATTTCAACCTGACGGTCTACGATGTGATCGTGGAGGCTCTAGAGCTTCTGACGATCCTGGCCGCCGGGGAAGAGCCATCCGCTGAGGATGTGGCCAGCGCCAAGCGCTCGCTGAACATGATGCTGAAGGCATGGGAGGCCAGCGGCATTTATCTGTGGACACAGACCGAGGACAGTTTCGCGACGGTGATCGGGCAGGCAGCATATCTGTTCGGAGCCGCTGGCGTGAAGACGTATCGGCCACTGCGCATTATCAGCGCTCGATACGATATGGGCGGAGGTAATGAGTTGCCGATGCGGTTGATCTCTAGGCAGGAGTATTTTGAGTACCCGCTCAAATCAACACAGGGCGTATCTACGACCTATTATTACGACCCCCAGCGGTCGAACGGCACGCTTTATCTGTGGCCCGTTCCGGCAAACGTCACGACGCTGCGTTACACCTATGTGCGGGCGCTTGAGGATGCTGAATTGAACAGCAATAACCTCGATATGCCGCAGGAGTGGCTTGAGACGCTGGCGTACAATCTGGCTGTGCGGCTTGCCCCCAAGTTTGGCGTGGCGGCCATCCAGTCGGCGGCGCTCATCAAGGCGGATGCGGCGGCCAAACTGGAAGAGGCGCGCGGCTGGGATCACGATCCGGCGCCGACAGAACTGCGACCGGACTATGAATGGATGGGGATGCGCTGATGGCAGCGACAGATACCTTTCATTCCCTGCTTGGCATCTTCAGCGGCAACCGTGATGGTTCGGCGCCGGCCTCTGCCGCGCCGTCGAACGGCCAGGTCGACATGAACTTCGGCAGCCCGGCCGGCACGGCGCTAGGGGCACTCAGCCTTGTCCCAGGCCCTGTGGGCTGGCTCGGAACGCTTGGCAGCGCCGGTGTGCGGCTTGGCAATGCGTCGTATGCCGATAGCGCGCGTCCGACATGGGGACAACAGGGTCTGAATTTCGGCCAGTACGCCGGCTCGGCATTCGGGCTGAACAGCTACGGCCAGGGAGGCCGCACAGACGCGATCGGCCAGTATAATGGCTCTGATGTCGCGCCAGGGGGCATGGCATCGAGCGGCGGGTTCATGGGGATTGGCAGTTCGCAGCATCTGGCTTACACGCCGGCAGAGGCCCAGAGCCGGTACGCTTCACAGCAGGCCTATGGCGCCAACTTCCAGGGGCCGTGGGCTGGCCCCGGCAACGCGCCGGCTACGTTGGCACCAACACAAGCTGTCGCCGCTCCTAGGCCCCCTATGGCGGTTGCCGCCCCCGCTGTGAACGCCTTCGGCGTAGCAGCGCCGCAGAACACGCTCGCCAGCAGGATCAATGCGTCTGGGTCATCCGATCCGATCGGGGACCTGATCCGGGGCCTTGGCCTCGGCGGGGGCGGTAACTACAGCGCGGGCCATCCTGGAGATGGCGGGCCCGGCGGAGGCTACGGTGGCCGTGCGGATACCGGCCGCAGCGGCGCGGATACCGGCAATCGGTCAAGCATAAACTGATGACAAAGCTTTTACCCCCGCTCGGCTCTGCAACAGCGCGCTCTAGGCCGGTATCGGTCCAGCGCGTCGTGAACATGATGTCGCAACAGGCCCCTACCGGTTCGCCGTGGCAATACTGGCTGGTTGGCTGTCCTGGGCTGAAGAATTGGGTCACGCTGCCGAAAATGCCTGTTCGTGCGGAGGCGGTGTTCAACGACCTCCTGTATGCGATTGGTGACGATACGCTCTACAAGGTCGCCAGCGACGGCACGATGACGCCATATTCGGCCGTGACTGTGCCAGACGGGCCAATCTATATGGCACCTGGCAACGGCTATCTGGTGTTTACAGCTGGCGGCAATGGGTATTGGTTCGACGGGACGACGCTCGGTAAGATTATACCCGATGGCATGCCATTGGTGTCATCGGTCGACTATATCGACGGCTATTGGATCTTCACGCAGCAGGACAGCGGTCGGTTCTTCATCACGGCGATCAACGATCCGCGGTCTGTGAATGCACTGGACTTCGCCAATGCTGAAAGCCGCCCGGACAACACGATCCGCGTGCTGGTGACGCATCGTGAGGTGTGGCTGTACGGCACGGATTCTACTGAGGTCTGGACCGATACCGGCAATGCGGACTTCCCGTTTGAAAGGTATAGCCCGGCGGCAATCGATCGCGGCATTCTCGCGGCCGGATCGGCAGCGAACCTCGACAACACGTCGTTCTGGATCGGCAACGATGGTATCGTATACCGGGCCGAGGGCTATACGCCGACTGCTATTTCGACGCCAGAAGTTGCCAAAGCGATTTCTGACAGCACTGCGCCAGCCGACATTGTCGGCTTCACGTGGACGCAGGAGCAGCACGTTTTCTATGCGCTGCGCATCCCTGGTGTTGGGGCCTGGGTCTATGACGCCGCAACGCAACAGTGGCATGAGCGAGAGACATTTGGCCGGGATATGTGGCGAGCGAATTGCTATGCCCATGCCTATGGCAAGCACATCGTTGGCGATGACACGACGGGCGATCTATACGAGTTCGATTATGACACGCTCACGGATGGGGATGCCATCATGGCGTCTGACATCTATTCGCCGCCGATTTGGGCTGAAGATCAGCGGTTTCAGACTCATCGGTTGCAGGCTGACTATGAGGTCGGCGTCGGCTTAACGCTTGGCCAGGGCAGTGACCCACAAGTGATGCTTCAGTGGTCCGATGATGGCGGGTTTACGTGGTCAAATGAGCATTGGCGCACGCTTGGGCCGATTGGCGCGCGTCGTCAACGAGTGCAGTGGTATCGTCTTGGCCAGTCGCGTGAGCGCGTCTACCGGATGCGCATTACGGACGCTGTGAAGCGCGCGTTTCTAAGCTGGACGGCCGATCTTGAGGGGGCATCGACCTGATGGCAGCCCCAAAAGGCGATATCTACACGCGAATCGCGGATGTTGTGCCGCCTGATGGGCCAGTTTTGTCCCCAAAGAACCGGTTTTTAGACGGGTGGTGGCGCTGGCTATGGGTTTTCCGCAAGACTGCTGATGATAATTTTACGTCAGTTGCTGTAAATGATCTTGGCGCGCAGCAAGCGGGCCAGATTGAGGCGCTACAGGCCGAAATCACCGCGCTTCGTCTGCAATTCGGCAGTTTCCAGGCCGAGGCTGTGCAGGACTTGGCTGCGGTAACGGCGCAGCAGGCCCAGACACAGGAGATGGTCGGCGCGATCGAGCAGATCATCGCGCCGGACGGGCTGCAGGCTTCCGTTCAGCAGGCCATTGACCTGGCGTTGGCGAACGGGGCTTATGTCACACTGCCCCCCCCCCCGGCGCAAGATTCAGCTACGATCGCATCGGCTGGAGAGGAATTTGGCGCTCGTCTCACAGCACTTGAGGCGTATCTGCCTGAACTGATGCCGCGGTCAGAACCGCCGGCAGCCGATCTGTCGACGCAGCCATGGATAGAGACTGGGCACCTCGCCGTTCGGGACAAAATGGAGCGTTTTGCGACTGTTACGGTGATGAACGACATCACCGGCGCTGGGGGGTTGTTGGCAAATTGGGGTGTGTTTACGGGGTCTGCACTAGGAGGAGGCCCGATCCTATGGGCCGCTACGGGTGCGGGTGACGCCAATGTCGGCATGACCATCCTGCCGAAGGGGACCGGCGCTATTATGGCTGCCATCCCTGATGGCACGGCAGTTGGCGGTAACGCTCGCGGCGCTGGCGCTGTCGACTTGCAGATGAACCGTGCGTCGAATACGTCGGTTGCATCTGGCGCCAACTCCACAACTTTTGGCAGTAATAACGGGGCTTCTGGCCAGGCATCCGTTGCCATGGGCCAGAACAGCGTTGCTTCGGGCCTAGCCGCATTTGCAATGGGCAACAGCTCGACGGCCGGAGGCCAATCTAGCGTGGCGCTCGGCGGGACGTGTACCGATCGTGGTGTATCCGGTTGCTTCGTCTTTGGCAGCAATCGATTCACGGTCAACGGCGACGCGCAAAAGCTTGAATGTATCCACATGTCCACGACGGCCGCCGCAGCGGCTGTGCGACTGACGACAAACGGGAGCGCCGTCAGCGCTGTGGCTGGCTCGATCAACATCCTGATATTGCCGGCAAACTCGACCTACCTGATCCGCATCGATATGGCGGTACAGGACAATACTGCCGGCACATCTTGGGTCTTCACGCTCGCCGCAGCATCAATCCACCGCGGTGCCACTGCGGCGTCTACGGTCACCGGAACAGGCAACCCAGTCTTCGTTGCTGGCCCCACGACGGGCGCGGCTGCCGTAATTGCAACGGTTCCGACCTTCACGGCCGATACGACTAATGGAGCAATCAACATCACCTTCACCCCTCCAGTTGGAAATACCAACACGCTGCACATCACCGGCACAACCTATGTTCAGCAGGTCGCTTGATCTACGAGACCGAGCCTAGTGGGAAATACTGACACTTGCCACTGCGTCTGTTATGTTAGACCCGTCCAAACTACCTGATTTGGAGATGCCGCCATGGCCGTCCAGCCGACCGTCTTTTCACAATCAACGGCTGTAGCCGCGACCGACACGACTTATGTCGCTGCCGACCTGGCTAAGCGTATGATCGACAAGTGCACTATCTACAATTCAGACTCGGTCACGCGAACGGTCACGATCAATCTTGTCGTGTCGGCAGGCTCGGCGGCCACGGCAAATATCGTGATGGTAAAGAACCTTCAGGCAGGCGAGACGTATACGTGCCCCGAGGTCGTCGGCCATTATCTGAATAGCGGCGACTTCCTCAGCGCCAAGGCCAGCACGGCAGCAGTCGTTAATCTCCGTGTCTCCGGCCGTCAGGTGTCGTAATGGACCCGGCGAGCATCACTGCTCTTCTTTCCGGCGGCAGTTCGCTTCTCGGCGGCTTGACTAGCATGTTCGGGGGTGATGGGGGCGCGAGTGACGCCATCAATAAGGCACTCGACCAGGCAAAGCAGCAGTACCAGCAGAGCGACCAGGCGACCACGACTGCCGCCAGGCGCAATCTCGCGCTGCAGGACCCGAACTATCAGCAGTCTTACCGCGCCAACCAGGCATATCTGGCGGCGCTGGGGCTGCCCTACATCACGAATGACCCTGTGCTGGCATCGATGCAGCACAATGCGGATAACTATATCGCAGTCGGGCCGGATGGTACGCAGTCAGTGGTCAACACCATTCCTGGGTATACCGGGGGGAACACGCCGCGGCCGATCAATGGTGCCCAGCAGGGCGGCGGTGCTCAGGGTGGCGGCATGTCGGTCAACCCGTTCGGCGTCGTGACGCAGCAGCAGGGCGGCACACAAGGCGGCGGGCAGGCTGGTGCAAACGGACTGAACTTTGGCGCTCCGAAGGGCACGCCGATTGGCACCATCAATGGCGTGACCTACTACAAGCGCGATGAAGATAGCCTGATGCCCTACAATTGGGCGGCCGGTACAGGCTTCCAGCAGACGCCTGGCTATCAGTTCCAGTTCGATCAAGGCATCAATGCGATAAATCGGCAAGGCGCGGCTACCGGTCGTCTCGACAGCGGCGCGCAGGCCAAGGAACTGACTCGTTACGGGCAGGGCGTCGCCAATCAGGAATATAATAATTGGTTGAATAGGGTTGCCGGGGTCGCGGGCCAGTCTCAGACGGCCACGTCCAATTTGGGCAGCGTCTACAACAACCAGGGTACGCAGAGCGCGGCGAACAGCGGCAACCTGGCCAATCTCGCACTGACTGGCGGCTCGACGGCCTACGACATGGCGCAGCGTAGTAAGAGCTCGTTCAACAATGGCCTATCCAGCATCGCCAAGGGATTGGGTTCTTTGATTCCAAGCAATAGTGGCAGCAACAGTCTGAATAACATAATCGGGATGAGTCAAAATATTAGCCAATTTGGGCTTGGTCTAACGAGGTAACAAAAATATGGCAAGCCTACTTTCTGGCATTCCATACCCGCAGGCGCCTGACCTTGGCGGTTCATTCCTGCAGGGACAGCAGGACGTGCGGGCCAGTCAGCAGCAGTCGCTTGACCTGAAGCAGAATCAGCAGGCCAGCGCGGCGCGGACGGCTGAGATCATGGGCCGGTTTGCTGTTGATGCGGATACGCCTGAGAAATGGTCTGCTGCCATGCAAACCGCAGGCCAACTCGGCGTGCCTGATGCGGCTCAGTATGCTGGCAAGTTCAACATGCGCGATCAGATCATCAAGGCGACGCAGACGGTTTCCGATCAGTTGAACTCGCGCACTGCCGGCTCGTTCTTGTCGTCGTTGCCGCAGAAGGGGCAGATGGGCGGAGGCCCGGTTGGGGCGACGCTATCGCCGGGGTATCTGGCGTCGTTGAGCGGGCCGCAGCCGCAAGGCGCGGCGCCCCCAGTTGGTGGCGCCATTCCGTCGCGTCCTGATGCGCCGGTGGGCAATGTCGGCGGAGATACATTCGGCCGCATGATCGGGGCCGAAAGCAACGGCAATCAGTTTGCCGCCAATGGCCAGCCTTTGACCAGTTCGGCCGGGGCGGTTGGCGTTGCCCAGGTCATGCCTGGCACGGCACCGGAAGCCGCTCAACTCGCCGGAATGCCGTTTGATGAGAACCGATTCCGCACTGACCCAGCCTATAACAAGGCGCTTGGGCAAGCGTATTTCCAGAAGCAGTTGCAGGACTTCGGCGGTGACCCGGCGCTTGCTGCTGCTGCCTACAATGCAGGGCCGCAAACGGTGCAGGACTTCCTAGCTGGGAAGCGCATGTTGCCGGCGGAGACGATTGCTTATGTCCAGAAGGTCACGGGTCGTGATCTGAGTGGCGGCGCAGGCGGCCTAGGCGGACAGGTGCGCCCAGCTACACGTGACATCCAAGGCCCGAACAACAACGGTGTGCCGCTGTCGTCGCTTCAGATCCTGGCACAAAACCCGACCTACGCTGGCACGGCGATCCAGACTGGCATTGCGCAGAATGTGCCGATCAAGGATCGGTACTCGGTCGTCGGCAATGCCGTGTTCGACAAGCTGACCGGCAACATCGTCAGCAGTGACCCGACGTTGATGCGCCCGACCGGCGACATGCAGGAGTATCAACAGAATGTGCGGCAGGGGTATTCTGGCTCGTTCATGGACTACCAGCTTGCCATGAAGCGCGCTGGCACGCCGTCGACCGAAACCACGTATGACCAGACGACGGGCAAGGCGAATGCCGAGACCAACCAGGCCATCCAACAGGGTGCGCAGAAGGCCCGAAACACGCTGGCGACCGTCAATGCGATGAGCGCGGCACTTGCCGATCCGAGTGTAACACAGGGCTCATTCGGTAATGCGTCTCTGGCCGTCAAGCGGAACGCACAGGCTATGGGCTTTGATGTTGGCAATCTTGGGCCTGCCGAACTGGCGCAGTCGCTGGGCAATCAGCTCGCGTTGACGTTGCGTGACCCGTCTCAGGGTGGCGGCATGCCGGGTGCTATGTCCGATGCTGACCGCGCCTTCCTGCAGGCCAGCGTTCCAGGCTTGTCGCAGACCCCGCAGGGCAACGCGACCCTGCTTGATTACATGCGCCGGGTTGCTCAGCGCACGGTGGATGTCGATACGCTGCGCCAGCAGTACATTCAGCAGCATGGCAGGCTGGATGAAGGTTTCAACACGGCGCTGTCGCAGTGGTCGTCGTCGCATCCGCTGTTCTCGCAGGACGAAATGCGGACGACGCCGCAACAGGGAGCCGTTGCCTCAGCCCGGGACCCCTCGAAACTTCCTGCAATCAGCAACAACGACGAGTATAATTCCCTTCCGAGCGGGGCAGAATACATCGCCCCGGATGGCAGCCATCGGAGGAAGAAGTAATGGCCGGATGGCAAAGCGACCCTATCGTTGATAATGGCTCGGCCTCTGCCCCGGCTTGGGTTTCTGACCCTGTTGTGGGGCAGCCGGGCACAGCAACCACATCACAAGGCGCGACCGCTGGGTCTTTGCTGGATAACATCGCTGCGGGGACCAATAAAATGGTATCTGCGACTGCTGGCGCCCCGGTAGACATCGCCACATTCGGCATCAATAAGGGGATCGACGCAGCAAATTGGATTTCTCGGCAGTTTGGCGGCGAAGATCTGGCCAGCCCGATCGTTGATCCTTTCGGTGGCAGCCAGAGCATTCGCAATGCGCAGGGCGCGCTCTATGGCGGCAGTCCTGACCAAGTCGTGCCGCATAACGCACCTGAACGTATTGCGCAGGGTATCGGGTTTGGATTGGCCGGCGCCCTGCTACCTGGCGCAGGCGCTGCGGCGCTCCCGACAGGAGCTGCTAGGGTCATGACTTCGATTGTGGGGGGCCCTACGGTCGGCAACGCCCTGTTGGGCACCGTAGCGGGCGGCAGCGGTGCCGCGGCTGAGGAAGTCGTGTCAGACAAGTACAAGCCACTTGCCAATCTGGTTGGTGGCTTGGTCGGCGGCGGCTTGGTTGCCGGCGCCACAGCGCTCGGCGGCGCTGCTGTAAAGGCCGCCGGCGATTATCTGGCGCCGCTTACCGAAGCAGGTCAGCAGAACATTGCCGGGCGCACGCTTCTGGCCGCCGCATCAGACCCGCAGGCCGTCCGGGCATCGCTGGCCAATGGCGCCGATGAGATTATCCCCGGATCGATCCCCACCACTGCGCAGCAGACCGGCGATATGGGTCTATTGAGCCTGGAACGGTCGACGCGGACGAATAACCCGGATCTGTTCCAGGCCCGTGCTGCAGAGCAGAATGCCGTGCGCACCGATGCGATGAAGGGCGTCGAGACTGCCGGCGACCCGACCGCAGTAACCAAGCTTGTCCGGTCGCAGCTTGACGACATCGAAGCGCAGACGAATGCGGCTGTGAACTCGGCCAGGTCGACCGCTGATAACGCCGGTGCCGAAATCGGTGGCAACCAGCCGCTTGAAGCCTACGGCTCCAATCTGCGCGACGCAGCAGTGACGGCTGAAACGGCTGCCAGGGAACAGGAACGCGCCTTGTGGGGCGCCGTTGATCCTGATGGCTCTCTCGCGCTGGATGTGACGCCGGTTCGCGTGACCGCGCGAGAAACAGTTGCCGACATGACTCCTTCGGCTAAGCCGATGTCGGCAGCAGAGCAACAGATTTTTAGTGCAGCCAGCGATTACGCAGATGTCATTCCATTCCGCGAGTTGGTTAAGCTTCGCAGTAATCTCAGCGATTCGATGAAGCAGGAATTGCGCACCACGGGTCGCACGCAAACCTATGGCCGACTGAGCAAATTGCGCGGCGTGGTCGAAGCCGCTATAAATACTGCTGTAGAGCGGCAGGCGCAGACGGAAGCCAGCGCCGTAGCACGCGGCGAAATGGCGCCAGATGCTACCATGGCGTCAAGATTGCAGCAGCAGGCGCAGGAGTGGCAAAATCAGCGAGCCGCAGAAGCTAGAGCCGGGCAAAGTGCTGGAGAGAATTTTGGGGCCGATGCTGCCACCGGAACGGGCGGCATGTCTTCAGCATCTGGAGCGACTGGCGCGCGAGGCCGGGGATCTAGAGTCCCTCCGGGAAATTCGGGCGTACAAGCAGATCAGCCTATCGCCCCCAACTTCGATGAAGCCGCTGCGGCTCGTCTAGCGGCGGCCTCTGCTGCCACGAAGGAGCGCGCATCGACGTTCGGGGCTCAGACGCCAGCCGGCGCTGTCACTCGCAACGCTGAGGGCCGGGATACCTATCGTCTGTCGGATTCCAGTGTGCCGGCCCGTGTGTTCCATCCTGGCCCCAAGGGGTTTGAGGATGTGAACCAGTTCCGTGCCGCTGTTGGCGATGAGAACGCGCTACCTGTGTTGTCCGACTATGCCGCAATGTCGCTGCGCCGTGCGGCGGCACGTGCCGATGGCTCGCTCGACCCGGCTAAGATTGCTATTTGGCAGCGGCAGCATTCGGAAGCTATGCGGGCATTCCCAGAACTGCAGGCGAAGTTCGCTACGGCCGCCGATGCCGAGCGTGCGGTTATGGACGCCATGGCAACCCGCAAGGCGGCTCTTGACCTGTTCAACCGGCAGACGGCGGCAAAACTGCTGAACCTGCAGACGCCCGAGGATGTGACCCGTACGGTTGGCGGTATGTTCGGTACGCAGAATTCTGCCACCCAGTTCCGTGAACTGGCACAGGCGGTGAAAAGCTCGCCCGAAGGTAGAGCCGGCATCCGCCGATCGATTGTCGACTACATGAACAATCGGTTCATCGGCAACACCGAAGCCGGGACGACGGGACTTGGCCAGATAAAATCGGATCAGTTCCAGACCTTTGTCCGCCAGAATAAGGCTGCGCTACAGTCGTTCTTTACAGATAGCGAGTTGGATCTGATGCAGGCGATTGCGACCGATCTGCAGCGCGCCAATCGGTCAATGACAGCAATCAAACTTCCGGGGCAGTCGAACACGGCACAGGACACCGCCGCGCTACGCCGCAATGATCTGCAGAGCACGGTTCTCCAACGCATTGTCACTGGCGGGGCTGGCGCGGCGGCAGGCGCGGCAGTCTCAGGCGGGGTGGGCGGAGTACTTGGCGCGCTGGGGACGACTGCCATAGGAGCAATGCGAGACGCTGGGCTGCGCAAGGTCGATGATCTGGTCACGCAGGCGATGCTTGACCCCGTGTTGGCCAGGGCGCTTCTGCGCCGGGTCAGCGCCAATGATGTTGGTGAATCGCCATTCGCAACGCTTGCTCGCCGCTTGCGTATGACTTCTGTCGTCGGCGGCCAGAGTAGTGAGAATCAACGGCGCCGGTCTGGTGCGAAATAAGAGGTGCAATGGAATGGCCGCACAACTCACTCCCGAAGAAGATTGCCGTTACAGAGAACGCGCACTTGAGTGGGCACTCAAGATCTTCGCCGGCACACCGCCTGATGCCGCTGCCCTGATCCAGGGTGCGCAGGCGATCTATGAGTTTTTAGTCGTCCCGCAAAGCGATCCTGCGGCATAATAAACAAGACTGCTTTCTGGAGATGCCGCGATGGCGACTGGTGATCGTTTCTATGCTCCGTACTACGTCCCGGTGGATGGGAACGGAAACGTTTCGCCTGGCGCCAAGCTGTACTTTTATGTCACAGAAACCAGCACGCCGAAGGATACGTTCTCCGATGTCGACCTGACGACTGCGAACACCAATCCGGTCATCGCGAATGGTGCTGGGCAGTTCCCGGCGACTTTTCTCAGCGCCGGTCGGTACAAGGTCGTCCTCAAGGATCAGTTTGATACGCTGATTTGGACCGCAGATCCGGTCTTCGGCGGCGGCTCTGGCGGTGATGGTTCAGTCTTCAACAGCGTGGCCGACCTGCGAGCCTATGCCGGGCCGCACGGCGAGACAGGACTGATCGCAGATGGCAGCAACGCCCTACTGCTGGGCTACTACGGCAAGTCGACGCAAGGCGGTGGCCACGTCTACTGGGATGCGGCCAGCACCGCTGCTGATGACGGCGCGCTGGTGTTCAAGCCGGCGAGCAACCCGGCAACGGGCCGCTGGCGCCGGGTTGAGGAAGACGGCGTAGGCTTTGATGTCACCAAGGCCGGGCTGAAATCCGACGGCGTATTCGACAATGCGACGCTGTGGGCTGTGGTGCTCGCGCTGGGGCGCCCGCTGCTGGTGCCGCGCGGCACGTTCCTGCACACCGGCCAGGTCAATCTTCCGGCCGGGACCAGGATCGAGAACCATGGCCGGGTCATGGGCCTGATGCAGGTCAACGGCTATCCGGTCGACTATGACGTGAATTCCGTCGTGGCTCTGCCCGGCAGCCTGTTTCCGGTCATCACTTATCCCGCTGGCCTGACATCGTTCAGCGGCCATGATTTCAGCAGCTACACGGCCGGCGACCTGATGATGGTGGATCTCACCACGGCGGGCGGCGACGGTACGAACAACCAGCAGGGCCGGGATTTCGCTATCGTCACGGCGGCGGATGCGACCCACATCACTTTCAACTATGCGACGCGATGGGTCTATGACGCGGCACGAGTGACTAAGGTCCCAGGCTATGTGGTAACCGGCCAGCCGCTCACCTTCGAGACCAATACGATCACAGGCGACTACACGGGGAAGTTCGCAGCAGGCAACCTGATCCGCTTCGAAAACCGCACCGGCACAGATACGTTTGATAGCCGTACCGCTTACTTCGAGCAGAACCGCATCAGAGAGATTTACGGGGCATCTGATCCGGGGGGCGCCCGGATCGTCATGGAAAACCCCATGGCTTACGCCTATGGCGATTTCGTCATGGTTAAGGTCAGGACGGTTGAGGATGTCCAGATAGAAGGCGGCTACGTCGATGTCCTAGTGGTGGTCGCTGGCGTCAAGACGCGCTTCACCAACATCGAGACGCGGCAATTCAACTACGGCTGGGCTTACGATTTCCGGGTCCACGACATCCGGGCGATCAGCGACCAGCCCCGCGGCTTTGGGTTCACTTGGTGCCGGGATGGCGCTGTATCGCTGTGCGTCACGAGCGCAGCTACGGGCGGTACCGACAACGCCGCATTCAAGACGCTCGGCAACATCAGTTGCATCTTCTCTAACTGTGTTGCCTACAACACAAAATCGACGGACAGCGTTCAGGCGATCTACCCGATTCTTTGCGACGCCTTCTTCACCCCATACCTCGGATACAACCAGGATGTTTGGTATATCGGCTGTGTTGGCGGGCGCTGCATTGGCGGCTCCATGCGGTCTGGCTGGTTTGAATTCATGCGCGGCGGCGGGGTAAAGGGCTTCTCTGGCGCAGAGGATGTACTGTTCGAACGTAACTTCCATGCCGAGTTCTCAGGGATCATGGCCCGGCGGTTGCTGGAGCTGAAAGACGGCATTGGGTGCCAGCTAAGCGGCTTCACCACCAAATTCATCAATCTTACAGGCGCAACGCGCTGCATTGTCGGCCCTGGCGTCGTCGCGGGGGCCTCTGGCGACAACAACGGCCGTTCTGTCTGGGTTCGCGGCAGTGTCAACCCGGTCACACCGCGTAGCGATGGGCTGATCGTCCATGGGGTGCGCGTCAACAACACGACTTCGGGCGAGACCAGCTTCTACATTCAGACCAGCTCGGACGTGTTTCTGGATGGCGTATCGGACCGTGTGAAGGCCGGCGGCGCCAAGTCGGTTGAAGTCGGCGGCGATACGCCTGGTCTTAGCATTGGCGCCGGCATCGATCTGAAAAACATCGTTGATACGCCGACTGAGGGGGCGTACACGCCAATTATCATCGGCACTACCTCGGCGGGGGTTGGGACTTATGGGCTCCAGTATGGTCTCAAGCAGCGCGCCGGCCGGAGCATGCTCATCTCCGGCACAATCAATTGGACTGCTCACACCGGAACAGGGAACATCTCGATTAATCTGCCGGCTATGTTTCTGCCAAAGTTGTCCCCGTCTGCCACACAGATGTTCGTATGCGAGATTGATGGAGCAGCGGCTGCCGGCCCGCAATATTTCTTCAGGATCGACCCCGGCGCCGCCACGGCCAATCTCTACCAGGTCAACGCTTCAGGCACGCCTTCCCAGGTGGCGATGGTGGGGGCCGCCACTATCCGGTTCAACGGCCACTTTGAGTTGAGCTGAGGTGGAGATGGGCGAAGACGCGGCCAAGTGGTTTAATGCGGTGAAGATCCGGCTTCTGGCCTGGATTGCTGTAGGGATCACTTTCCCCGCTATCGGTATCGCCGGGGGGCTCTTTGCCAGCTCAATCAGCACAGCCCTAAGCGACATCAAGGCGACTCAGGTCACAGCAGCGACCGACCAAAAGACGACGGCCACTCAGGTCAACAGCATCCAGACCAGCTTGGCCATTGTCTCGACCACGGTAACCGAAGGCCTGGTGAAGAGCGTCCAGGGCGCTGTGGATGTGAACGTCTCCCAGCAAGGAGAAATCAACGACCTGCGCGATAGGGTTGGCGCGGCGGAGGGGGATCTAAAGGCGCTGAAGGCGCTGCAGCAGGTGCAATTGCCAAGTCAGGGCCGCAGATGAAATGGCGAATGGTGCTTCCGCTGATCTTGTTGACGGGCTGCCTTCCTCAAGACAGTAAGCCGGTTGACGCGCCATTCATGATAGCCATGCCATGGGTGTCCACCGTCCGGCAGTGCGAGCGGACGCCGCAGGCGCCAGATGGCTTGATGGATGTGCCTAAGCTGGAGGCGTACATTGCTGAGATATCGGCTCGGCTGGAAACCTGCGCTGACAAGCTTGACACGCAGAACAAGCGCATAGAGCGCGCTCGGAGGCGAAAGGGATGAACTTCGATCAGGCATTCTTTGTGGTCGTTGGGGCAGAAGGCGCTTACGTCAACGACCCTGCGGACCCCGGCGGGGAGACGAATTGGGGCATCTCCAAGCGGTCATACCCCACGGTCGACATCAAGAACCTATCCCTGGCCAGCGCAAAGCTGATCTACCTCACAGACTTCTGGATGAAGTGCGCATGCGATGACCTGCCGGATGATTGGCGCCTGCTGATCTTCGATACGGCGGTCAACATGGGGGTCAAAACCTCCATCAAGATCCTGCAGAAGGCCACGGGTCAGACGCAGGACGGCATCATTGGCCCGAAGACGATTGGCGCTGCGCACTCTGCGCCAATTGAAGCTTTCGATGACTACGCCACAGAGCGAGCTCTGCGGTACGCGGGTCTTGGCACGTTCCAGCATTTCGGCCGGGGCTGGTATCGGCGCCTGTTCAAGATGTTCCGGCTTTCAGTGGGAGCGTGACGTGTCCAACTATAGCAAGCTCATCGCGGCCGGCGTCGGCATCGTCGTGATGCTGGTCAATCAGATCTGGGGCATCGACCTGACCGGCTTCAGTCAGCCGATCACGGAAGGTATCAATGCGGTCATCGGCGCAGCGACCCTGTTTGCCGTCCACCAGGCCACCAACACCCCGAAGGCGTCGTGATGCGCAAGCTCATCCCCCTAGCCATGCTCGCCACCTTTCTATCTGGCTGTGGCACTGGCCTCGATCCTAACAAGCCGGTGGATTCTGCCGGCGTACTTGCGAATATCCAGACGGCGCAGACGTTCGTGAGTGTGGCGACGGCCGGCGCTGAAGCGTGCATTCTGTCGAAGCTGGCGTTCTGCGTGACCAACGCCGACAAGATCCGCCAGGCCGAGGCAATCGCAACGGAGGCGCTTGGGCAGGCTAAGGACATCGCCAGCACCGACGCGACGCAGGCTCAGACGTTGCTGCGAGTGGCGATGAACGCGCTGCTGATTTTCAGTTCGTTGGCCTGACATAGAAACGCCCCAGCCGTGAAGCCGGGGCGTTCCATGATGACCGTCACGTACCGCAGCCTCGGATTGATCAGATCTTCGGTTGTCTAGGCGGCAGAGGTGACGGTCGTATCTTAACCGTTTCGGCCTTGGCCCTTAACGGCGTCCCAATATGACTCCTCGCGTTCGCTGAGGCCAAGCCCTTCGATCTTGACTTTGAATGACGGGTTGAGCCTTTCGGCTTCGCCGGCTAGAGCATTCGCCATGATGGCGATGTCTCTACCAGTCACGCCGATAGCGTAACTTTCCACGCCGTTTAGGCCTTCATCCGCCCCCTGGGTATGGACGGTGACCTGGTAACGCCGAACTGGCGATACGCGAATGGTGATGATTTTCTCAGTCATGTCTTCCTCTCGTTGACCCCCGCGAGGGCCTGATTAAGGCATTTCCAAGAGCGTCACTTTCCCAAGCGGCAGGCGGATGCGTGCGGCTTTGATCGGCACTTGAGTGGAAGTTTCCCGGCAAACAGTGGTTAGCTGCAAATCCACTCACTGACGAACTGGCGCTCTTGGAAATCTCGTGAAGGCTACTCGATATCTGGAGGTCCATCAAGCCCATCGATAGAGACTGAAAAGCTTGGGTTGTCTTCCGCCAGTTTCGTAGCCATCGCCCGTGCAAAAACCGAGGCGTCTCTGCCCGTCAGGGCATTACCGTATGTGGTTACGCCATTAATCTGAACATCAGAGCCTTGCACGAACACGGTGATCTGGTAACGCTTCAAGGGGCGCACCTGGATCTCAATGATTTTATCGATGCTCATTATCATCCTCTCATCGACCCCCGCGAGGGCCTGCTGCTGGAAGAGATGATAGGCTACTCGTCCGTGTGGCCTCCGTCAAGGCTCACCCCACCCTCTCCCCATCCCGGCCGGGAGCGGTCTCCACCATCGGCAGATCAGCCATCAGCGCTTCTCGAATGTCATGATAGAAGTTGAGGGCAAAATCCCCTGCATTCCAGTCATCGACATATGTTTCAGCAAGACGCCTGAGCGCGCTTCTGAGTTCGCCTGGCAGATCCATCCATTCGGGCAAAATATTTGGATGCCGCCAGCGAAGCCGTTCATTCTCTTGCCGGAGATTCCCTAGGAGGACCGCCATTTCTCGTTCGCTCACTCCCCCGTCTCCCTGCCGAGGGCTGCGTTGAAGCGCTTGGCGCGGAGGCGGCGCGGGATCTGACTAACAGCCAGGTTGACCTTCTGCGCGAAACGAATGAAGCCCTCGTCACCATCTAGAGCGTAGGCGGGCAGCCCAATCCCAAGCCTGTTAGCGGCGAGCGTTAGAGTTATGCGAAGGGCCATGTCAGCGGCGTAGGCCCGGGTGTGTTCGCCCTCGCCGCTGATGGCTTCGAGCAGCACGATCTCATTTCTGGTCATGCTCATTACGACACCTCATCATGAGCGGTCAGAGAGGCGCATGACATCCTGGCATTCAGTCGCTCAGCGCATTGGCGCCGCATATCTTCCCCCTGCCGATAGCCAGCCTCATATTCCAGATAGTCGGATTTCGGACGGAATGGGCTCGCTGTCCAGCCATCTATACGGCCTTCCTGATAGGGCGTTATTCCTGATATCTTGCTCACTCCCCCGTCTCCTTCCCGCCGCGCAGGGCGGCGCGCCCCAGCCGTGGGATAACCGCCCCATCGGCGATCCATCGTTCGCGCTGCTTCAGTGCCGTCACCAAGGTTCCCAAACTCACGCCGCGTCCGATGATGGTGACCGGCGCCAACAGCACATCACATGGGATCGGCCACGACCAATCCTTGCCAATGTCGCCAGTGAGAAGGCCGGCAGATCGAAGTCGTGACAGGATGTTGTGAGATGGCTCGATATCGTCGTGCTCTGCTTCATCAAAAGCATCGCAGATGATCTTTAGGATTTCGCTGTCGGGCACGTCGATCGTCATCACCGTCCCTCCTCGTTCTGCCCGGCGCCGGAGATGGGCGGGGGCGCAGGGAGCAGCATCCAGTGGGTGGCGTTGATGCGGATGTAATTGCCGCTGTCAAGCGCGTCAGGGTCGTAGGCACAGACCTTGTCGACGTTATTGGCGCTCCACCCAATCTGGTACCATTTGCTGGCTGTGTAGCAGAGCACGTGCTGTCCGGCCTCCAGGGTCTCCATCGGCTGCCAGGCGGTCATCGCGGGGGCTCCTGGGTGGCGAGGAAAGCTTTGCCCTTCTCGCTGATGCGATAGTTGACGCCGCCACTGTCGATGATCCGATCCACGAACTTGTGGCCGTGCAGCCATTCGATGGCCGGCGTCATCCACGATCCCCAACCGGAGATCGTCGTCTTCTCGCCGTTCAGATCGCGAAGCAACTCGATCTCCACGGCGCACGGCTCTGTTTGGCTGGTCATCGAACCCCTCCCTCGTCCTGAATGCCGGACTCCAGCGGCAGGCCGAGCGATTGGAGAGCGGCGCTAAGTCGTACGATATGCATGATACGAGCTCTCGGGTCTAGCGCCGCCCTCTCCAGATCCGCCCTGCTGACGCGCCCGGAGGACGGGGAGGCGCCAATCATCGCGGCATAGCCCGCTTGGAAGCTCCATTCCGAGACCGGCAGAAGCTCGCCAACCAGCGCATCAGACATTGCCTGTGTCGCCTCGCCCGGCACCAGCGCCATCTTCGTCATGCGTCATACTCCGGCGCCCAATGAGTAGGCGCCCCGTCCGGGTCGTGCTCGGTCCACGTCGCCCCGCCCTCAGGCAGAACCCACACCCCGGCCACACCAGGAGCAAAGAAATCGTTAGTTGCCGATTCCTGCCACTGCATGGGGAAAATCTCTTGCGGTTTGCCATTATGCATCCAAGTCAGGAGGATAACGGTCCCGTCTCTGGGGGCGGTCTTGATGTCACGCCAATCCCGGTTGGCCATAGCGGCGAATTCTTCTGCGTCTGTCATTTCTCGGCGCCATCCTTCTTTGCGTTTTCTGCAAACAACTCCGCCGCGCCATCAGGACGGGTGGGGATCAGGGCGAGGATGGCTTTGGCTGTACTGGAGCTTGTAGCCCAGCCGTAATCGTCTCCCATCTCGCAAGCCACCTTCGCCGCCTCCTCCAAAGCCGCGCGCCTGGCCTCGATCAGCGCGGCGGTGGTGGCCTTATGAAGTGCCATGTCGTTGCGGTAGCCATCCCAAGTGGCAGTCGATCTTAGGATCTCCCGCGCCTTCTCGTCGGGCGCCGTCATCGCGGGGCTCCGGTGCGGATGAGTTCGGCGATGTCCTTCACGGCATCGGTTGCATATTCGCGTGCTGTGGTGAATTCGATCTCCTTGTCTGAAAACTGCGCTAACCATTCATCGCAGATTGCCCCGCACTCCTCCCGAGCCCGCGCCTCCGTGGCCGCGGCGATGATGGGCGTTACGGCCTGGACAAGCTTGACCATGTTAAATGGTCCATCGACCGTGCGCGTGCCTTCCGGCCATTCAGCGCCGAGATAGATGCTCTCGAAGCCATTACCCCCCTGCGCTGCCCATCTCTCCAACTCTGCCCAGCCAGCAGCAACGGCTGCCTCCACCACGTCCCCCTCGACCGCAGGCGCCAGCCGGCCCGAGGCGCGGAGGGTGGAGAGGACACGCTCTGCCTTGGCGCGGCTGGCTCCGCTCGGGAACGGTGCGCTGCTGATAGCAGTCGCAACCGCGTCTCTCAATACATCGTCGTTCATCATCGCCGACCTCCGATAACCTTGCGCTTGCCGCCACGAATGCGGTGCTTTGCATTGAACCGAGAAGCGACATAGCGGCGCCTGCCGAACCGACGACGCTCATCCCAACCTGGATCGATCTTCCATTCCGTCATCATTCGGCGCCTCCCTGCGCCTGGGTCAGGGCGGCCAGCAATCGCTGGAAAGCCTCAAGTGGCGGCGGGAAGAAAAAGCAGCTAGCCCGTTTCTCTGCATCACGAAGGGCTTCAGCCGTCACCGCAGTCGCGGCGCCGGAGCGGACGACGTAGAGGCCGTCTGGGGCATCAGGAGGTGACGGCGGAGGGGGCCAGACACCAATAGCTCGGCCATCTTCCGGGCCTGAAGGATCGAAGCCGAACAACCTATATTTCCACGCCATCACCCCTGCTCCTTCGCTGCGGTCGAGCGCTGGCGGAGTGCGTCTGCGGCTTTAATCACTAGGCTGGCTTCCTTTAGGCCGGCTTGAGATAGCCCTTGCCGCCAACCCATCGCAGCCTCGATCACAGCCCTTTCGGCCTGCGCCACCTCCGCATCCGCCGGGGGCTCGGGGAGGGGCGGGAGGAGGGGCGCGATATTGTGCTCCCAAAGCTGCCGCATCTGACTGCGCAGCCTTTCACGCTCCCGCTCAGTCATGCCGCTGCCGTACCATTGCGCATTGTCGGGCAGCACAAGTCCGAAGTCGTGCCGCCACGTCACGCACATCGCGTCGATGATCCGCTCAAACTCGCTGCTCACGACGCGTCCTCCATGCCAAGCGCCGCGCGGGCGCCCTCGATCCGGCGCGCCTGTACGTCAGCGACACCCAGCAGCCTCATATATGCCCGAGCTAAATTCCTCTCGTCTTCCATGCTTAGACATCCTTCGGTCTGCCCATCGTCGTCATTGTAGATTCGGTCTATGATTGACATGATGTAGCTGTCTTCGGTCATTTCGCGTCCTCCTCGGATGCCGCGGGTGGGGTGAGGGCTGCTTGGGCATCAATGACCGCAGACCGTCGATAAAAGTCCGCATTGCCGCCGTGAGTGGAAAACCACGCGTCCTTGTGGTCGTCTAACAGCCCCCTCAGCGCTATACGCAGGCGCTTGATCTCTTCGTCCTGTTCGTCAGCCCGCAGGCACCAACCGGCATCCCGCGCCCGCAACGCCTCGACCTCCCGTTGCAGCCGGGCTTCGTTGGAGGCCGCGGTGAGGAGGGCTCGCACACCCGAAAGCCTTAGCTCAGCTTCGTGCTCCGTGCCGCTATGCACAGCGTGGACCACATCAGAGAGATTGAGCATCTTCACCCGATCCCGGATGTCGAGATATCGGCGGACGCGATCTTCCGCGATCGTCTGCTCGTCAATCGGCATGGTGGGCTCCTGTGATGAGGGCGCGGATCAATGCGGCCAGGATGGCGATGGGGAGGCGGGCACCATTCGCGTCGAATGCGGGGCACTCACCTATGCGGCACCATGGCTTTGTTAGCCCTGATACGCCGGATCCCAGCAGCCAAGTAGCTTTGGGCAACACGCGCTCGACCAGCGCTAGGGCCGCATCTACGGACGAGGTGAAGGCAAGCGTCCCGCGGGCCATCTCGCGATAGTGCTTCTCCCAGCAAAGCGCGAACCACAGGGCATCATCCAACTCCCCGCTCGGCCCCTCAGCCATCTCCACGGCGGCCAGCAGATCAGCCAGGCGCTCGGGCGCAGGCGCGGTCATGGGGTGATCTCCATCTGTCGGCGTTGCTTCGAGCCCCAAGCCGGGTCAGTTCCAAGCGTCAGAGCCTCATCAAGAGACAGCGCATTGCGTCTCGTGTTGCAGGTCCAGCAAGCGGATGCCAAGTTGAACCACTGGTTGCTGCCGCCTCTGGACAGGGGTTCGATGTGTTCGATAGTGGCGCTATCGGCGTGCCCCGGCTCTGGGCGCATACGGCAGCCGCACCAGCAGCAACGCCACCCTTGTTCGCCAGCCAGTTGCGGGCGCATGGCACGAACTTTTGCAGATGGTCGCGCGGTCATCACTTCCTCCCCACATCCAGCATCGCCCGCGGGGCGGCTTCGACGGAGACCGGAGGGATTGGCCCTTCGGTATAACCGACCTTAAGCTTCCCATTCTCTGCGCGGATCCAGAAATGCGCGTCACCAATTCCCAGCCAGCACCGATCTCGATCCATCATTTCCAGATGAACGAATGCCGGCGACGTGATGACGATCTCGTCAATTCTGTCCGAGATGTCGCCGCCAGCTTTGTAAGGGGTGACGCGGTCAGCCATTGGACGTCTCATCAACTGCGCTGCGCCCATCACGGGTCCGAAGACGCGTGCCGATCGGGAGGGTGGAAAGGTTGAGGGTCATGGAGCTTCTGCCTGAGCAATCGCTCGCTTCCCCGCCGCCGTGACTGTGAAGGTCTTCATCAGTTTCTTCGGGATGGATCGGAGGTCATCTTTTCCGATCGTGCATTGCAGAAGCCCCTTTGGCCCGTGGCGACATACACGAAGTCGGTCCCATTTCTCCGGAGGTCCTTCTGCTTCTCCTGGACCTTCGCGCCATTGGAAGAAGTGAGGCTCTGGCGTTTCCATGCAGAACTTCATGAACTTGATCTGCGCTTTATTGAGGCTCATCCCTGAAACTCCCCAAGCGACGCGAAAATGATGATGAGAAGGAGGGTCATGACCATCACCGCAGGTTAATGTCAGGAATGATGACGGACGGCTTGAAGATCACGCGGTAATGCGAAGTGCTGGCATCCACGCTATCGATCTGCTCGGCGAAGTAGGTCACGTTGTCTGACAGGCCCAGGAAATGCTTTTTGAATGATGTCGGCCCGGTCTTACAGGTGACTGTCAGTTCGCGTGACCTGTCATTGTTGCCGAGCGAGCATAGGCCTTCGATGCTCAGCATGTATTCGCCGGTGCTGCCGTTGTAGAAAATGATGCGGCGGTTAACCTCGAAATTGTCAGCCGCTTTCGACAGATTGTTCGACGCCACATCGGCATCGCTGCTGCAGGCAACAACGCCAATGGCGACAAGAACGAGTGCGATATACTTCTTCATCTTCTCAATTCCCTATTGCTGCGGCGCCGGCCAGGACCAGCGCGTAAACCCAGATGATGACCAGAACGCCCTGAAGCGTGCCGAGCCGGTCGCTGTACGTGATCTCAAGCGCGCGTCTCGGCGGCGTCTCCTCTGCGATCTTCGCGCGCAGCGATGCAGAGGCCTCCATCATCCTCGGCGTGGACATGCAGGGGGTCATGACGCGACAGCCTGCTCGGACCGACCGCCCCGCGAACCTTGCGGCTCGGTTTTTCCTACTTCAGTTCCGCGATAGGCTATGGCGCAGTCCGCGTGCTGGGCCCGCCAGCCGACAGCCGTTCTTTCGAAATGCCCGTCTCCAGCCTCACAACGCTGGCCGCACCGATAGCAGGTGCCCGGATACCGGTTACGCATCCTTGCCCCCACCGCCGGCCGCGAGCGCGGCTCTGTTTGATCGTGTCAGAACGACGCCCTTGATATCGATCCCGGTCAGATCAACGCCGAAACCAAACAACGCCGATCCGTGGCTAGCCGCCTCCTGTCTCCTGTTCTCGCGCAGAACGCCAAAACGAAGTCGAGCGTCAATGAAGAGAACTGAGGCGCTCTCTTTGAGGGCGCGCTGAAATATCTTCGTCTCAGTGTGCGATGGGATCAGCAGCACGATTCTAAGGCCATTGATCTGCGATTCATCAATGCACCGCTCTACCCAACGGTTGCGCGCCTCTCCGTACGGAGGGTTGCAAAAGACCTTTTCCCGGCATCGCCCCCACGGGAGAGCGGCGCCATCGTCAGGCAGGCAATAGAACCGTTTGGCCTGTGTTGGATTGTCCGGTTCGGTGCATGGGTCCAAGTCAATTCCGCCGAGATGCGTCCTGACTGCCTCTAGGACATAACCAGGAGTTAGCATGGCCTGACGCGCGTGGTGGTCAGGACGACGACGTTTCTCATTGTCGAAACGGAAGGTGGCTACGCTCACGATACAGCGCTCCTAATGGCTTCGATGAAAGGAGACCCGGCGATGCCGTCGCCTGACACGTCGCGCCACAGCCCTGTATCGGCTAGAGCCAAGACTTGCCGTAGCAAGTTTATCGCCCCCGCCGCGTCCAAGGCGCCGGCGCGGGTGGGGGCTGCTGCGGCCTTCAGTTCGTCGATCAAATCGAAGATCGATCGGCCACCCAGTTCTTCGTAGGAAGGGTTGCCGAGCTGGCTCCAGATGCGCCGGATCGTGCTGGCATAGTCTTGATCCGGCACCGCCTCGGCGCGCTCTGCGGGGGCTGTGATGGTGACGCCATACGAACGGAGCTTCTCCAGGACAAAGGTGCGCCATGCGGCTTCGGCACATACCTTTGCGATGGCTTCGGATGGGCGCTCTTCCTCGCCGTGCGGCCCCTGGTGATAAGCCAACCCCTGGTTGTCGGTGCCATAGACGAAGCGGCCGATGGGCGTCTCGGCGCAGAACAGAGTGAAGTCCGCAGCGCTCTGGTCAATCCATGGGAGGGCCCTGATTTGAACTTCCGGCAACGCCTCGGCGCGCTCTGCGGGGGCGAGGGCGGCGAGCACCGTTGCGACGTTCGCTTCCCATGGGACGGGATGCCCGATGCTGTCTCGGTAGAATTTCAGGATCGTCGTGCCGTTGGCGTCGCGGACATAAGGCCGGTAGCCTTCCATCGCCAGCGTCCAAGGGAACGGCGAGTGCTCGACCTGCTCGGCCGTCGGCGGCGTCGCCGCGGGATGGGTCACGATGCTTTCTCCAGAAGTTCAGCCCATGCGCCGAAGCCGTAGCGATGCTTTGGGCCGAGCGGATGCTTGTCGTCGCGTGGGCGGGATGGGACGCTCCAGCTTCGGCCGGGCGTGTCGCCGAGATAGGACCAACCGGAGGCCTTCAGGCTTGCGCCGTCTTCGCTATCCAGGATGTACGTGATGCCGCGGCGATAGCCCTTATCGATGGCGACGCGGCGGGCAGCGGCATAAAGGATCGAGCAGGCGTTGAAGGTGCCGTCAGTGCAGAGGCGCGTTACCTCGACCGTCAGGCCATCATCCAAGCGCCGGGCGACTGGGCGGCCGACGATTGCCACGCCAACAAGCTGGCCATCTTCGTCATGCACGCCGTGCCACCACAGGGCGCCGACAGGAACAGTGTGGTGCCGGTGGTGCTGGCGGATGAAGTCGAACGCGACCGCTTGCGTGGTTGGTCGAAGCTCGATCATCGCCGCCACCAGACCACAGGCCCCGCGAGCATGGTCATGACGTCGGTCCTTTGGCTGCGTCGATGATCGCCTTCACCCGGTCGCGGTCCATCCAGACCACGATCCCGAGTTTTTCGGTACCATCCGGCGTAAAGGGCTGTTCGGTCCCAAAAGTGATATTCGTCCCGCTCTTAGTGATGTCGAGGTATATCGTGCACCGATCCAGGTTTTGAAACTGCACGACTTCGTCGCCATAGGCGGCAATTAGATCGGACAATTTCATGTCCGGCCCCCAGCGAGGGCGGCATCTTTTCGACAGAACTTGGTCTGCTTCCGGTTGATGCTGATCTGAGACACGCCATAGACGATACGGGACCCAGCGCCGCCGCAAGCCGGACACGGCCACCATTCAGGCTTATTGTCGAAAGTGAGGATGTTGCCGGTGCCGTGGCATGTCTTGCAGAGCGCGCTCATTCCGGGCCACCGGCGAGCGCGGCGTCGATCTTGACGAGAACCCGATGTTGCGTATCCAGCACCCGCACAGAAGGTGCGTGGAAGAGGACGTCCTCGATAAGGTCGCGGGCCTGCCGCAACGCCGCCTCCAGCTCGGCGATCCTGGCGGACGCAGCCGGCGGGAGGGCGGTGCCGGGAGGTGGCGGGAGTGGCATCCAGTAGGTCGGCTCCTCGCTCAGCGCGGGATGCCCTGAGCAGAAATGCATCCAGCCCCAGCGCTCATCTTCGATCTGGCCCCACGTCACGACATAAGTGTTCTTCCGATCCGCGCACCAGACGAGGATCGCCCGCCGCTCCTTCGGCGCGCTGCTGATGTCCTGCCACGCCACCGCGTCGCCCTGCCCTGCGCCGTACGCGTTCACGGCCGGAGCGGCATCGATCATCGCCCGCCAGATCGCGGCTGCGACATTGCCCTTGGAAGGCACGTGATTAATATCGGGGATGACGGTGGCCAGCCATTCCGGGACATCCCGTCCGACCCGGCGCAGATGCTGATAGAGGGACTGCCCGGTCGGGCTCGCCAAGTCGCGCCACATGACGATGTCGCGAGCCAAGCCGGACCACATCGCCTTGGTCGGCACGATGGGAACTGGCACGATTTCGGCCTGCGGCGTGGCTTTGCTGATGTCGGTGGTCATGATGCGGGGGCCTGTTCCAGGGGCATGCAGTCGGCGCAGACGATCACGTCCTCGCCGCTCACATAGTCGTCATCGCTCCAGAGCGGCTTGTTGCAGCCCTCGCAGACCCAAATCGGGTCCTCACCAATCTCTTCGGCGATGGCTTCGACGGCAGCCTCTGCAGCAATGACGCCGCATTCGTCCCGGAGACGCTCGATCTGCGCTTGGTGATACGAGATGCGAGGCTGAGCATTGCTCCGAGCCGTCAATGCTCTATCGACGGCGGCTTGGTAGCGCTGTCGCTGGTATTCGGTGGGCTTTGTCATCACTCTCTCCAATCCATCTGACTGGCACCCACCCGCGCTCTGACGGGTGGGGACGAGGCAGACGGGGTTAGGCTGCTGCAGGCGCCGGCGAGGTCAGGTGAATGAATTCCTCGACCCAGTCCGCCGCGATTTTCGCAATCTGCGAATTCTCCGGCGTGTCGCCTTCCTTTATCCCGAGGAACCACATCTCAGCCGGTCGAGCAGAATTCGGCGAGAGGCCGTTCCCGAGGTCCGAGTAGTTCACGCCTCGGGCATTGGCGATCGTGCCGACCAGGCAGGCGCAGGAGCCGGTATAGGTCGAGCCATTGACCTTGCCGTCGCGGAGCGCGCCGAGCAGGGCCGGCGCCTCGCCGCGAGCGCGGAGCAGCACGTCCCACATGTCATTGCGGATGTCAGACAGCACGGCCAGGGGGAGATTTTTGCTGTCGCCGAGGTTGCTGCCGCTGAGGTCGCTGTCGCGGAGGTCGCTGCCGCTGAGGTCGCTGCCGCTGAGGTCGCTGCCTCTGAGGTTGCTGTCGCTGAGGTCGCTGTCGCGGAGGTTGCTGCCGCGGAGGTTGCTGCCGCGGAGGTTGCTGCCGCGGAGGTTGCTGCCGCTGAGGTCGCTGCCGCTGAGGTTGCTGCCGCTGAGGTTGCTGCCGCTGAGGTCGCTGCCGCTGAGGTCGCTGTCGCGGAGGTTGCTGCCGCTGAGGTCGCTGTCGCGGAGGTTGCTG